GGTTGTCCAACAATCTACAAGCCAGCAGTGCCCAGACGGCAGTAGCCCGGCCCTTGCTGCGCGCCTGAACGTACCACAACGTACCACAACGATACACTATCCCGCCTGATAACCCCCGCCCCACAGTGCCGCATGTAGCTAAGCAGTGGCATACTGTAGCCTTGTGACTATGTGGGTAACAGCACCTAACTGTTATTATCGGACGTTGGCCGCGTAGGTGGCTGGCCTGGTCTGGGCTCGTGGGTGGGTGGTGGGCAGGCAAGGCGGGGGGTACCCGCCCCCACGGCGCTCTCTCATATATGATTCTGGGTTACATCCACAAATATACTGTCTATGCTGCATCTGGTCCCCATGCCCTGTTGACTGGTACCGTTGTCTGGCTGCTGTTGGTGGCGTGGTTGCTGTGCTGCTGGTGGTGTCTATGGTGCTGTCAGGGGTCGCTGGCGGGCTTGGTGGTCAGGGGCGTGATGAATTGGGTGCATCGGTCGGGGCGGCGAGTCCCGGAGGCCATCCGTTGACCTTGATTAGATCGTTGCCCTTGCTGATGGCGAGTTCTGCTGTCTCGCACAGGCCGGAGTCATCTCGCATATCCCAGAGCGAGCCCTGATCGTCGTCCATCAGGAGGATCACTTCATCGCCTCCATAGTGGCCGTATCCGACGGCGGAAAGAGTCAAGGAGTTTCAGGAAAATACTTGACTTAGTGTGGTTTCGTGCTGTATGTTCCTTTGAGAGTGTTTCACATTGCAACGTAGTGTTTCAAGTTGGAACATATGGAGGATTGAGTATGTCGGCTGACGACAACTCTGGCACGGCGGTTGCGGCTGCGAAGGTGGCTGCTGCTGATGGCAAGGCTGCTCCCAAGACTGAGAAGTACGAGAATAAGTGGAAGAAGTTGTGGGAGTCTGAGGTTGACCCCGGTGGTGGAGCCAAGAAGGTCATCCGTGTTCAGGCGCTGACCGAGGAGGGCAGTGGCTGGATCGGGGTGGACGTTCGCTGGTTCTCGAAGGGGAAGACAAAGTCCACATACAGCCGGAAGGGGATACGGTTCGATATGGACGTGGCCCCTCTGGTGATCGAGGCTATCAAGGCTGCAATGGAGAGCCAGGGCAAGTAATGGACAAAACCGTCCGAACAGACCGCGGCAAGCACGCAACCGGCAAGGTGCGGGTGATATGCAGCGGTGGTGTTCCCGGTGCTGCGGCTGTCCAGACGAAGAAGCAGCGTCAGAATGAGGTGGTCGGACCCGGTTCAGCGGTCCCAGCCCCGAGTTGTGGCGACAAGTACGACTCGACAGACATGTGGGTGAAGTTGCTTGAGGACTTTCCCCGTTGGGCGAAGAAGTATTTGCGTATCGACACACGCGGCGAGGAAAGCGACAGTGCGGGCCAGGGCGGACTCGTCCCATTTGCATTCAATCGCGCTCAGCGGTACATCCACTCGCGTGTCATTCGACGTGCCCGTGCGGGTGAGGCTCTGTGGTTCGTCATCCCGAAGGGCCGGCAGGAGGGCGTATCGACGTATGCTGAGGGACTATTGTTCTACCTCGCCTACTCGATGGATCATACCACGGCAGCCGTCGTTGCCCATGACGAAGACGCTGTAAAGAACATCTTCCGCAAGAGTAAGGTCTACTACGACCATCTGCCTGAGAATATGCGGCTGGCGACCCAGCACTTGAGCCGGTCGGACTTGGTCTACAAGGAGCCTCATGGCAGCCGAATAATTGTGTCCGTCTGTGCATCAGGTGCCACTTTGGGCCAGTCCTACACCATCCAGTTCCTCCATGTGTCCGAGATCAGTGTGTGGGGCGTGCGGATGCGTGAGCCTGAGCTTGCGTGGGACGCCCTGATGGGCGCTATCCCGAAGCACAGGCGTACCGTGTTGCTGGCTGAGTCCTCGCCACAGGGCCGTGACGCCCTGCTGTACCCGCTGACTATCAGTGCGATGACCGAAGAGAGCGACTTCGAGGTCTTGTTCCTGCCGTGGTACATCGACGCAACGTACCAGACCTCGCCGCCTTCTGACTTCGAGCGGACGACCGAAGAGACGATACTGTGCGAGCGCGTTCTGAAGCAGGAAGGCCCGTTCGCCGGATTCAATATCTCAGATGCACAACTCTGGTGGCGTCGGAAGAAGATTGCATCGGACTATCGCGGGAAGCTCCAAGCGTTCAACATGTACTTCCCGACGTTCTTGGCCGACTGCTTCGCCGCTACAGACAAGGGCTACTTCAGTGCTGATACCGTCGAATACTACCGGAAGGTGACGGGCGATATGCCTGATTCCGGTGGGCAAGAGACGATGGTTGGCGAGATGTTCGAGGACGACGATGGAATTGTACGCTTCAGAGACCGTGAGGACGGCCCTGTGACGATGTATGAGCGACCGAAACCCGACAGGGAGTATGTGCTGCCGGCAGACACGTCGGACGGCGTGCCCGGCGGTGACTGGCAGTACGCCGTGGTCATCGACAAGCAGACCGGCGATGAGGTCGCGCACGTTAAGTGCCGTATCCCGCCGGGGATGTACGCTGATATTCTGGCAATGCTCGGTGCGTACTACAACTGGGCAAGCATTGCACCCGAACGCAACCGTAACCCGAACGTGACCTATGACTTGTGGCACAAGCACGAGTATCCGAACCTGCACTGGATGTATAACCCCGAAAAGCCCGGTGTCAAGAAGAGCATACCCGGATGGCATACGAACAAACGGACACGCCCGCTGATGCTTGAGCGGTTTCGGATGATGGCTGGCGATCAGCTTGCCGGTATCCGCGATCCTGAGACGCCGGAAGAGATGGAATCGTTCGTCTACAACCCGCACGCCAAGAAATATCAGGCTGCGCCGAACCGCAAGGACGACCGGATACTGACTTGGTCGATTGGCGCGATGATGCTTGACCTTGAGCCCCTGAAGGCCAAGAGGAAGGCGGCCAAGAAGACAGAGAACCGCGTCGATGCGTTCAGGGACAAGCTGAAAAAGATGAGGCAGGCGCGTCGTGACAGTATGCCATCAGCGATGATCTTCGGACGGAGTGACCAATGGCCGCAGACGTAGAGCCAGTAGACGTAGAGCCAGTAGATGAGACGGATGAATTCGGCGGCGAGTCTGACGCAATGGCTCGGAAGCGTCGGATGAAGTCAGCCGGTGAGGCACTGGTTCGGACGTGGCGTGACCTGCTGAAAGAGGCTGAGAAGTCCAAGGCCGCAAAGCGGTTCCGCAAGGGTGCGAAGCTCGGGATGCACTTCTACATGGGTCCGCACACCGACGTATTCGGTCACGGCGGCGGCGGTATGGACTCGTCATCTGATGTGGACGGGCTCGGACACGGCCCGGACGGGAATGGCGACGGCCCGTGGCGGATGAACCAAGCGGCACAAGTCACGGTGAACAAGAGCTTTGAGTTGGTTAAGGTCTTCGGCCCGTTCCTCTATCAGTCGAATCCGAAGCGGCGCGTGATGACCAGATCGCCGAACAATCCGGTTCTCGTCGCCTTGTCTGAGGTGATTGAGGACTACCTGAACTACACGCCGGGCGAGTTGGGCCTGAAACGCGAGATGCGGAAGATCATAGACGAGGGGATCATCAAGGGCCGTGGCGTCTCATGGACCGCGATAGACGACGATACGGGGCTCGTGGGGACGTTCTTCGAGTCTGTGGATAACATCCGCATCGACCCGGACGTGAAGGACGAGAAAGATGCGTTCTGGGTCGCCCGCAAGGTAGATGAGCCCAAATGGGTGCTGGAAGAGCGGTATCCTGGTCCGGGTGCCAAAGAGGCCCAGCCGAATACCCTCACCTCAGAGCGTGACAAGGCGACAAATGAGACGCCTGAGAAGCCGCAGTCGAACAACGTGGTGCAATACTTCGAGGTCTACTCGAAGATGGGCGTTGGCATTCGGTCGAAGGCTGGTAAAGACAAGGCCGGTACAGCGTTCGACGGATTCGATGATGAGAACGACTACAAGCTGATTGTCGTGACCGGCGAGGGTTCTTCCGTTCCCATCTCAGTGGGCGACTGGCCCGCTCCGCTGTTCCTCGACAACGAGTGGATGCACAGCTTCCTCGACTTCAACCCAGTACCACAGCAGCCGTGGCCGATCTCGATACTATCGGCGGCTGAGGGTGAGCAGCGTGCGATAGACTGGCTGGCTTCGTTCATCTTGAACAAGGCACACGCCCATTCGCGTGAAGTGATCGCGGTTGACAGCGATGCCGGAGCGGACTTCGTTGACAAGGTGAGTTCCGGCGTGGACATGGTAATCGCCGAGATCAAGGTTCCGACCGGCAAGAACATGAAGGACTTGGTCGCGGCCATCGATCTTCCGGGCGGGCAGGTACTCGGCATTCTAATCACAGCCTACAACCTGATGATGACGCAGTTCGAGGCTCGGACAGGGCTGAACGAGTTGCTGTTGTCGATGCCGACCACTTCGATGCGCAGTGCGACCGAAGCTGAACTGAAACAGCAGAACGCTCGAATCCGGCCGGACGATATGGCCCGGCAGGTCGCTGACTTCATGACCGTGATCGCACGCAAGGAAGCGATGCTGATGCGGTTTGTGCTGGACCCCGAGGACATCACGAAGGCGCTGGGCGACGACAAGGTCTATGCCTACGCGATTGACGTGATTCTCGGCGGAGCGCCCTTGACGCTGAAAGAGATGGGCCAGTTGGGCCAGATCATCGGGATGCCTGGGATTGCGACGTACTTCCGGTCGCCAGATGAAGTCGCTCAGGCCGCAGGCCAAGTGCAGACGATGCTTGAGCAGGCCGGCTATGTGGTGCAGATCGGCAAAGTTGGGGCCGCACGGGTGTGGCAAGACACCGCCGATATGACTGCCGAACAGATAGCCCGCGAGTTCAGCTACAAGATCGAGACGGGCAGCATGCAAAAGCTAACCCCGCAGGCACGGGTCGATAAGGCGACGATGCTGCTACAGACGATGGGGCCAACCGCCATACAGGTCGGCGACTACGACGCATACAACCAACTGTGGGACGAATACTACGACGCGATTGAGAAGCCGAAGGACGAGCGGACATTCCTGAATCCGCCACCTCCGCCACCAGAAGAGAAGAAGGGCAAGAAGAATGCCAGCACCAGTTGAGACAGTCGAAAAGCATTCGTGGGGCACGATGACCGTGCGTGGCACCCCTCCGGCAGTACGCAATGGTGGCTTGGCTGGCATTGTCAAACGCAGGC